ACGGGGTCTAGACCCCGCTTCCGCGTGGCTCCAGTATCAGTATGCCTGGAAACCACTCGTTGGTACGATTACTTCAGGAATACAGCTGCTGAACGAAGGGTTTAGCCAGAACAAACTTCTGGTGAGTGCCCAACGAACAGTGACTGAAGGCGTGGACGCGTTGGAGTTCTTCTATCCTCCAGCTGCGTCTCTTGTGTCTGCATCCGAGAGTTACCAATCCGCAAGGACGGTAATTTGGGCCGTTGTTAGGCCTGATGCAGCCAATCTCATCGCGTATGAGAAACTGGGGGTGATGAACCCTCTGGATCTCGCGTGGGAGATTACGCCGTATTCCTTCGTGGTTGACTGGTTTGTCCCGATCGGGGCTTACTTGTCCTCCTTGTCCGCCACTCTTGGCTTGGATTTCGTTGATAGCTACACGGACCGAATTATCCGTGTAGATGCTGAAGCCGAGAATCTGCGTCCCGGTCCCGGTCACTTTCAAACCGGAATCTTTGCGCAGTCTCGTGTGAATCTATTCGCTTTCCAGCGAACGATCAGCGACATCTTCCCCTGGCCCAGACTATATTGGGTCAACCCTTTCACGTCAACCCACGCGACGAGCGCAGTTGCGCTACTAGCGAATCTAACCGGCAGGAGATAAAATGCCGCAACTTCAGTCGATCACCATGGTCGATAGGGCTGCTACGCCCGTCACCCACACGTTCACCCCTTCCGGGATTGATCGGAACGGCGTGGCCAAGGTCACCGAATACACTGGTGTCCCTCTGGCTGAGCCGTCGCTGACCCTCTCTCGGGCTGAGAACGCGCAGACGCAGAAGGTGAAGAACCGTCTGGTCTTTCGCTTCCCGGTGGTGCAGACCGAGACGATCAACGGGATTTCGGTCCCGAAGATCGTTCGTGAGATCATCGCTGATCTCACGTTCACGTTCCACAAGAGCTCTTCGGAGCAGGAGCGGAACGATGCTGTCGGTATGTTCTACAGCGCTTTCGTGACCACGAAGCCGCTGGTGAACGACCTGCTCGTGAAGAATCAGGCGATCTACTAAGGCCTTCGGGCCTTGCCTGAGAATTCACACCACCATAACCAGGGAGTACCCGGTATGAGAAGGAAAGCCGGCCAGTCGGCCATACCTACCTTCCGAAACGAGTTACATCAGGACATTCTTGACTCCTTTCAGCTTCTCCTTGCGGAGAGAGCAAATCTTGACCTTAACGGTCAGGGTGAGCGCTGGGAGGCGAAGAGATTCGCCATCGACTATCTGAGAGAGGTTCTCCTTTCGAAGTTTGTAGGTGACGACACTGCTCCTGCTGATCTTCGTCGTCAAAGGGCCATTGACAAGTGGCTCGAGACGGAGAAGAGAAACGCCGAGACCAACATCCGAGTTCTATTTTTGGATGAAGATTTCGGCCGTTTCGACTCGGAAGCACTGCTTGCAAAGGCAGCGCGTCTGATCCTCAGCGTTATAGGGCGGGCCCCACCCCAGGACATCCTTTACGGGATATTCACGGGTGGTGCGTCCACGTCGCAGCGCAGGGAGTTAGGCGTAGTCGCCCGTAAATTCACGGGCAAGCCAGACGTTACACGAGAAGCCTACGGGTGGTGGATATCTTCCTTCCTCCACCTTGGGCCAACGTGGTTCCAATACAACCCGGAGCTGTCAAGTCCGGAAATTGTAGAGGGTAACGTCTTGTTCACGGTGCCGAAGTCCACAGAGATAGACAGGGTTGCCGCTAAGGAACCCGATCTGAATATGTGGATGCAGAAGGGCATAGGCGCGTTCCTAAGGAAGCGTCTGCGCTCTAGAGCTCACGTCGACCTCGACGATCAGTCAATCAACCGTAACCTGGCCCGAGAAGGCTCAAGGGATGGACGATTGGCAACTATCGATCTGTCTAGTGCTAGCGACAGCGTAACAACTGGCCTGGTACAGAGGTTGCTTCCTCTTGAGTGGTTTCTCCTTCTTGATGCGTGCCGCTGTAAGCGGACGCTGATTGATGGTTCCGTGCATGAGAACGAAATGTTCTCCAGCATGGGTAATGCATTCACCTTCGAGCTTGAGAGCCTGGTATTCTGGGCAATCTCGCTTGCGGTGAAGGAGCTACTCCATGAGGATGGCGTCGTCTCGGTTTATGGGGATGATATAGTAGTCCCCTCTGTGATCGTCCCGACACTCATTGAGGTCTTCTCTTTCTGCGGATTCGTGGTTAACACCACGAAGTCGTTTTGGGAGGGGTACTTCCGTGAAAGTTGTGGCGGCCATTACTACCGAGGCTATGACGTGACTCCTTTCTATGTGAAGGAACCGATTCGTACGCTCGACAGGCTCATCCATTTCTTGAACAGAGTGCGTAACTTTGTTCTGAGGGATGGTGGGACTATCGGACAGTACGATGATCAGGACTTTCAAGAGTTCTGGTCAAAGTGGGCTAGGTTAGTACCCAGAAAGCTTTGGGGCGGGCATTCGTGCTCCGATCCTAGCAGACTGGTTTCGCCTGGTTACGGAAGGTATTCTCTCCAACGTAGAAAGATCCGCCGGTCTCGTCTAGAAGAAGAGTGCCAACTTGGGCTCTACCTTCAGGACTTACGATCTCGGGACAGGACTCCTGTCGATGATCGAAGACCGGTATCGTTGAGTGTCGCTATTGGGCGTCTTACCTGCCTTTCTACTGCAGCCTCGCTGCAGGATGAGGGTGAGTGGGTTGTCCGAAAGCTACCATTTGACGAGCGTAGGCACATGAAACCGCTGTTCGCCGATGAGGCGTATGGCGATACCGTGAG